ATGAGTGAGAAACTTAAGGAACATCCTTGTATCCAATGCGAAATGGTCAAATGGAAATTCCCACACCCAATCTACGTCTGTGGAGTGGATGAACACGAAGCCATAGCCATTATCGATTTGGAGCAAGCCCTTGACCATTTATACAAGGAATGCCCAAAACAAGAAGACAAGGAATTAACGTTGAATGTTGAAACTTTAGGAGGGGATTACTGACAACATCAAAGCTTTACTTTTAATGATATTAGGAGTATTGCTCCTTTTATCAGTCTGTATTGGTGTTGATTATGCAGATGAACCAATAACCGTGGAGGCGGAACCGATGAACACTACTAATTGTACTGTTGTTGATGGTGTGCATTATGATAATAGGATTATTAACGGTACTGGTGTGGCTAAACTTCATAAGATTGTAACTGAGAAACCCAAGTATCCGTTAATCAGTATGTGGGCAAAGCCAAGTGTAAGGTCTAAATATGCTTACCGATGGTACAAGAAAACATTCATCAATTACTGCCCACACTGCCACCACTACGGAGTATTACTCAAGAACCCAAAGGGCGTTCCAGAAAAAGAATACACTTGCAAGAGATGTGGAGCAGACTACTGTGCCGTAACAGGCAAAGAAAAATTTTCATGGAGTCATTACTACTTAAGGAGGCCATGAATGGATTACAACATAATAGCACTAATAATCATAGGAGCAATAATACTAACCATCCTATACCTAGTGCAAAGATACCTAAATAAATAGAGGTAATAGATGAAATTTGAGGAAGATTGAATGTTCAAGAAATATCGTTTAAAATGCCAATACTGTGGAAGTGATGAGTATAAGTGGGAATGGTTGCTTAAATTACGATTGATATTTACAAATCGTATTTATTTTCATTGTCCAGTATGCCACCATACCACTTCATACCTTCATATCTTCCATTTAAGACATGATAGTTTAGACCAGAAAGAGAAATTTTTTAATAAAGGGAAATTATTCGACGATCGCATATGAAAGGACAACGATTCCGAAAAAAAATAAGTGATAAGATGACACGAGACCAATACGCACTATCCAGTAATGAAACAGTAAACATCATCGCAATCGGAGACTTTCACATAGGCTCAAGCGAGTTCAACTATGAATTCTTCGATTATATGCTAAAACAAATCAAGAAGCTCAAGAACCGTAGAATATATCTTATGGGAGACCTACTCGAATCAGCAAGTAAAAATGTAGGTAATGCAGCTTTCCACACACATATGAGTTTGGAAGAGCAGAAAGCATTCCTCTTGGATAACTTGGAACCATTCAAGGATGACATTATAGGATTATGTGTAGGCAACCACGAAGCCCGTTTGATTAAAGAGTTTGACTTCAATGTAGTAGCAGACATAGCAAGAGAATTAGGCTGCAAATGGTACAACCAAAACATAGACACATTCAAGATAAACGAACACACCATCGATGTTTTTACTCGACATGGAAAGGGAACTAGCGGACAAAGGCATTTAAGTATGGGTAAGCTTGAAAGAGCAACGAATAATATACAAGCCGATATTTACCTTGAAGGCCATAATCATCGTCTGTTGGCTTGGAATAAGTTTTATATTGATAAGGAAGGATTACATCGCAAGTATTATGGTTATACTGGAGCTTTCCTCACATATGGAGGAAGTTACGCTGAAGCACAATACTTGGATGTTGAGCCTCCAGCATACCAAACAATATCAATCAATAAGAACAAGAGAATAAAATTCAACCAACACTTCTGCGACCTAGAAACAGATATAAAATTCATGTGATTAATTATGACAGTTAAACTTATACAAGGCGATTGCCTAGAAGAAATGCAAAAACTCATTGATGATGGAGTAAAGGTGGATTTAATCGTTACTGACCCTCCTTATTTAATGAATTATCATACTGGGTGGATAAAGGATAAATCCCACGATTTCTGCAAACCAATCGCCAATGATACTAATTTTGATTTAATCAAGGATATTATGCCTTTACTTTTTGAGTTGCTTAATGATGGTGGAGCAGTCTATATGTTTTGTAATGCTAATCATATTGACTACTTCAAACAACAGATAGAGCAACATTTCAAGTTAAAGAACATATTGATATGGATTAAGAATAATTGGAGTGCGGGAGATTTAAAAGGTGCTTATGCAAAACAGACAGAGTTCATATTGTTTGCAAATAAAGGAAGGCATTTGTTAAATGGTGCAAGGGATACTGATACTTTGTATTATAATCGTGTTGTTGGCAATATGCAATTGCACCAAAACCAAAAACCAGTAGATTTATTGACATTTCTAATCACAAAATCCAGTAAAACAGATGACACAATTCTTGATTGTTTTATGGGGTCTGGGTCTACTGGGGTCGCTTGTCTACAAACCAACCGAAACTTCATAGGCATTGAATTAGACGAAAACTATTACAAGATAGCACAAGAACGGATAAAAGAAGCACAAACACGACAAAAACTAATGTGATAACAATGTTACTCGAATACTGCCAATTATACACACTATACCAACAACTATACTGGAAATACTTACTACTATACTGCCACGATTTAGAGAACCAATACTTGCAAACAAGACTGATAATGATTAAAATCCAAATGGAAGAAGTTAAAGAGAAAATCAAAGCGATAGTATGCGATTGAATTATACATTACTATTAACTGACATAAGCAAGAAACAAGGATTAGGCATACCCTGGACTGAAATGCCATTAATAATTCATACAGATTTAACCACTTATACGATGGTCTATATCACCTACGAAGACGAAGAATACCTAAGCATAGTCGTACCCAACAAGGACGGAGCCGAATACGCAAAAATCTTAAACAAGAACACTATACTCGCCATAGATGTGATATACGCCCAAATGCTAGAAACACCCATACCAATCAAGGAGGATATGATGTATGGATAGGACAGTCGACTTCTTATTAAAAAAATACGAAACCAAACAACCAGGCGAAATATGGAAACTTGAAACCGAATACGAAAACCTAAAACAGTACCAATACAAACAAAGACTATTTTATTTAGACACCATAATCAACGAAAGAACCACCAAAAGCAGAGGAACATTTCAACTACCTAAAGCTCAAAAAGACAGAGCAAGACATATCATAAAAAACTTTGACTTCAGCGGAAGAACCAGTGAAGAAGATTACATAGTGATGATACTCGTATATGTCAAGATGGAATTTAACCCAAACCGAGAACTACGAGATTACCAACCAATACTAAATGACTATGGTATAGGCATAGCAACATTCGTAAAATTCCTGGTAAGGTTAAACAAGTTCCATATAAGCAATTAGGGTGGAAAATACTATATGTAATATATGTAAGAAGAACTAATTTTTTATATTTTATTATTGATTAATATGGATGAAACAAAGAATTGGAAAGTAATCACAGTCAACGAAGACGAGGAACCAATACTCAAGTATGATCCTCACCGTGATGAGATAGTGAACATACTTACTGGTGAAGTAGTCCAAGGACACTGATTACAGATGACAGAGCATGCTTGCATACAAGAACCAACCATTACACAATTACAAGTCCATCAGGACTATGAGACACAAAGGATAGATGAATTGAGAGATAAGATAGATAAGATGGACAAGAAACTAGATAAAGTATTGGAAGGGTTCAACGAGTTAAAGCTCCAGTCAAACAAGGATGACAACCAACTAGAACTCCGATTAAAAGCAATAGAAACAGAACTGGAACTGCAAAAGCAAGTGGCAACCGAAAACCACAACCGAGTCTCTCAATTATTAGCACTGGTCGGAGTCGGACTAACCATCATCACCATATTGATTAATGTTTATTTCAAGATGATATAATTCCCCACTAATTAAAGAGGAATGGGAAAGACAATGGCTACAAAATTCAACGACCAAATATGTGAAGAACTATGCACATTACACGCTGAAGGTTTACCTCAAAAGACTTGTGCAGACCTTGTAGGCATTGACCGTAAGACCTTGTATAATTGGATACAACAAGGTAAGAAAGCAAGGTCTGGTAAGAAACGTGATTTTTATATACGATGGGTTCGAGCAGCTGCTAAATATGAAAGAGAGCATTTGAGTAGAATATCTGATAGTAGTAGTTGGTTAGCCCATCAATACTTATTACAGGTTAAAGACCCTGAAACTTATGTGGTTGCAGAGAAGCAACAGATTGAAGCAGAGACCAAATCCACTATTCAAGCAGAGGTCGATATGACAGACCCTAGGATACAAGCACAGGACCTTGCTATGTTGAAGGAATTGATAGGCGATAAAGATGCCGATAACAGCAGAGGAGATAAGCCAACTACCGAGTAAGCCACGTGGTATCGGTGAATGGTCAATACTCATTAATAATGGTTATTGGAGACCCCGTAACTTCGATGTACTAATCATTGAATTATTAGGTTATGCTTTACAGGGCAAGGTCAGTAAGATACTATTAGGAGTTCCATCAAGACATGGTAAAAGTACACTCATCAGTAAAAACTTCGCCAGTTACTTCCTAGCCCACTACCCAAACGATAAAGTCATACTAACAGCCTATTCACAAGGATTAGCCAGTGAGTTCGGTGGACAAGTCAAAGACGTTCTAAATTATTACGGCAACCTATCACCATACAAAGTAAGCCTAAGCACAGACAGTAAGGCAAAGAACAAGTTCAAGCTCAACCACCCATACCGAGGACAAATGTTAGCAACTGGTGCTGGTGGATCTATACTTGGGTTCGGTGCTGGTTTGTTTATCGTTGATGACCCTATCAAGAACATTGCCGATGCAGAGTCAAAGGTGAAACAGCAACGGTTATCTGATTGGTTTGAAGCAACTGCAAAGACAAGACTCGAGAAGCGGAGTAATGGATTACCACCGATAATGTTAGTCATCGCTCAACGATTACATTTACATGATTTACATGGTATCATACGAGAATCAGAGCCTACAATCGATGCACACGAAGGTATGCAGATACTCCGTGATGGCGGTACTATTGACCCTAATGTTTGGCTTGACCTTAATATTCCTGCCATATGCGATAGCCCAAATGATTTACTGGGCCGTCAAATAGGTGAAGTGTTATGGGAGGAGCAACGGTCGTATGATTGGTTGATGGCAGAGAAACAGTCAATGGGCAGTTACTTGTTTAATGCTATTTACCAAGGCCAACCAATAGAACGTGATGGTAACATCTTCAAAAGGTCTTGGTTTATGGATGAGACCACCAATCGCATTTATAACCTTATTGACCGTAAAGACCTACCACAAGACTTGCCAATGATGAGATACTGGGATTTCGCAGCTTCAGGTAAAGAAGGAGACGGAACCAGTGGATTATTGACTGGTTACGATGGCGAGAACCTTTACTTCATTGACCTTATTGCAGGTAAGTTCAGTAGTAGTGAAACCTTAAAGGTGTTCAAGCGTACTGCCAAAAGAGATGGGAAGAGTGTATTGATTAAGATTGAGCAGGAACCAGGAGCAGGCAGTAAACTTTTGATTAATGCTTTCCGCCGTGATAAAGAATTAAAACGATACCATATACGAAGCGATAAGGTAAGAATGGCAAAGAACATAAGAAGCTTCGACCTTGAAGCATTATCCGAAGATGGCAAGGTATACTTCGTCAAGGCAGATTGGAATATGAAACTCATTGACCAGTTAGTAAGTTTCACTGGAGCAGATGGAGGAGAAGACGACATAGTAGATACCGCAACAGGTTCAGCAAAACACTGGTTGCGACCAAGAAGAAAAATAAACGTGTGATTCATTATGACAAGACATTCAGATTCATTCATAGTTACAGTTAAAGATGATAATTATCAATTGATTGACCAGTTGGAGTTGAACAAGTTTGCCTTGAAGGCACAAGTCGACCCTGCAAGTGGTTCCAAATATACTCCGAGTGAAGAGCAATTAAAAGGGAATAACATATTAGACCCTAAATACAATCCATATTACTTGGTACAATTGTTGGACCTTTATACCTACCACGCTTCCTGTGTTGAGGCAGTAGCCGTTGACAGTACGGGTATCAATTATAGTTTGAAACCAGTTGAAGGTG